GAAGGGGAATCCCCTGATCCGCCTTTTGTAGTATTCCTGTATCCGGGAAGCAGCAATTTCTCTGCAGACGGGAAAGTCTATTTTAAGACAGACCGTCTGAACATAGAGATCTACACGGATATAAAAAATATAGAACTGGAACAGCAGACGGAAGCCGTGCTTGACGGGCATGGTATTTTTTATGAAAAAAGCGAAGTATGGATCGAATCTGAAAATCTGTATGAGGTGCTTTATCAGATGGAGGTATAGAAGATGGCGAATAAAAAGAATAAAGTTAAATTTAATATCTGTAACGTGCATTACGCACCGATTACGGTTGCAGAAGAAGGCACGGTCAGCTTTGGAACACCCGTGCCGATGCCCGGTGCGGTATCCATCAGCATGGATCCGACCGGAGAGCCGGAGTCATTTTATGCGGACGGCATTGAATATTATGTGATCAATAATAACCAGGGATACGATGGAGACCTTGAACTTGCAATGATCCCTGAATCATTCCGCACGGATATCTTAAAAGAGGAGCAGGATGCCAACAAGGTGCTGGTGGAGAATGCAAATTCCGAGACGGGCAGTTTTGCACTCCTGTTTGAGTTTGATGGTGATATCCGCAAGATCCGCCATGTGCTTTATAACTGTTCCGCATCACGTCCGACCATTGAGTCCAAGACGAATGAGGAAGATAAGGAAGTGCAGACGGAAACACTGACCATCAAGGCAAGGCCTATGGCAGACGGATATGTCAAGGCAAAAACGGGAGACTCCACAACTGAGACTGTTTACAATAACTGGTATAAGAGCGTGTATCTTCCGGCAGCTTCCACAGCAGAGCAGCGGACAGCAAAATCAACAAAGAGTGTATCATAAGGAGGACTAAGACATGGGTATCAGAAAGGATATAGAAATTGACGGACAGATGGTTGCATTCAAGGCGAGTGCAGCCATCCCGAGAATCTACAGGTTAAAGTTCCAGAGGGATATTTATAAGGATCTGGCAGTACTGGAAAAGAGCATCGGGGATGGGAAAGAGGAGTCCTCTAACCTTGATATGTTTTCCCTTGAGATGTTCGAAAATATAGCATTTATTATGGCCAAGCATGCGGATCCAAGCATTCCGGATACACCGGAAGAGTGGCTTGATAATTTCAATACGTTTTCAATTTATCAGGTTCTTCCGCAGCTTATTGAACTGTGGGGACTGAATGTAAAAACGGATGTGGAAGCTAAAAAAAACTTCGTCCGACAGAGCGTGAAATGACAACCCCGCTGTTTCTGCTCCGATGTGTACAGTTAGGCTTATCGATGGCAGATCTTGATATGCTGTCGATAGGTCTTATCAATGATATGTACAGTGAGAGCCGGAATGATGATTATAAGTATGCCGAGCTTGCAACACAGGAAGACTTCGACCGATTCTGATTGAGAGTACAGCCTTTTTCTGTTATACTTATCTGTAGAAAAAGGCTGGGATGTTCTCAGCTACAGAACAAAATTTGTGCTTAAGGAGGAAGAATCATGAGTAAGAAATTATCGGCTGAAGAAAGCCTAAAAAGCCTCAGCGCTATTAATGATTATAGAATTGACAATCACGGAAATGAAAAGAAAAGGGTTGTTGTAGTAAAAAATGGAAATACGATTTTTAATGATGTGGTTTCTGTGATTGCAGGAGATTACAATATTTATTTTAAAGTGGATATTATATGGGAAGATGCAGGATTCGATTATAGAGCAAATGGGTTATATGGATATTATAGTTCAACTTATAATGTCGTTACATATGACAATGATGTTTTAAATATATATAGTGACGATATTGTCATTAGCATTATATAGTAGCATTATTACGATTTCGAGATTAAGGGAGAAAATATATTGAAAGATGATCAGTTAAAATATATTCTTCAGCATATAGACTTAGCTGAGTGCGAGGAATTAATAGAAAATTATATTTATTATAGTAGGAAACCTATAAAACAAAGGTGCTATTGCGGGGATGGTAGTTATAGGTATGTTACAGATGAATATGAATTTCTTATTATTGCAGAAAATAGAGAAAAACAGGCTATCATATTAAGATGCGGCAGAATCGACCTTCACTGGTATGTTCTGAGAAGATGGAGAAAGCATGGTGTTTTGAGTAACGCACTACGAACAGGTATCATAAAAGAAATTTGGCCAGAGAATAAGAAGATTACCTGCTGCTATAGTTATGGTGAAAATTACGAAGAAAAGTTTGAAATGACACAACATTTAGCAGATATAGCAGGATTAATTTTAGAAGATGATTAATATTACATAGGACATCTGTCAGAAATGGCAGGTGTTTTTCTTTTGTTACGGAGCAGAGATGCTCCTTTTTTTGTACCCATTTTTAGGAGGAGGTGAAAGGCATGGCAAGCCGTATTCAGGGTATTACCGTTGAAATCGGTGGTGATACAACCAAACTGCAGAACGCCCTGAAGGGTGTGAACGGACAGATCAAGTCCACCCAGTCACAGCTTAAGGATGTGAACAAGCTGCTGAAACTTGATCCGGGCAATACGGAGCTTCTGGCACAGAAGCATAAACTGCTTGCGGAAGCGGTCAGTGAGACAAAAGAGAAGCTGGCTACCTTAAAGACCGCAGCAGAACAGGCAAATACGGCACTTGCCAATGGCGAGATCTCAAAGGAGCAGTACGATGCCCTTCAGAGGGAAATCGTGGAAACTGAGCAGGACTTAAAGAATCTGGAAACACAGGCGAACCAGTCCGCAACGGCAGTGCAGAAGATCGCAGCAACAGGCGAAAAATTTAAGACGGTCGGTGATAACATTTCCTCTGCCGGACAGAAACTCCTCCCGGTAACAGCCGGGGTGACTGCACTTGGTACGGCATCCGTAACAACGGCAGCAAATTTTGAATCTTCCATGTCACAGGTACAGGCTACCATGGGAATCACAAAAGATTCCATGTCTAAGGTAAACGGACAGTCCGTAAATACAATGGATACCCTTTCCAAGCTGGCAAAGAAGATGGGGGCAGAAACAGCTTTTTCCGCATCCGAGTGTGCCGAGGCATTAAATTATCTAGCTCTTGCCGGATATGATACGGAGCAGATGTGTAATACACTGCCGACCGTACTTAACCTGGCAGCAGCCGGGGATATAGCCCTTGCGGATGCTTCAGACATGGTAACGGATGCCATGTCCGCACTTGGTATGGGAGTGGATGAGGCAGAAACGATGGTAGACCAGATGGCAAAGACCGCATCTACCACGAACACATCGGTTGCACAGCTGGGTGAGGGAATCCTTACCATTGGTGCGACAGCCAAATCTATCAAGGGCGGTACGGCAGAACTCAATACCGCACTTGGTATCCTTGCCAATAATGGTATCAAGGGGGCAGAAGGCGGTACGCATCTGCGTAACATTATCCTGTCACTGCAGAATCCTACGGATAAAGCAGCCGCCCAAATGGAAGCACTGGGCGTTTCCGTATATGATTCCGAAGGAAACATGCGGTCAATGAATGATATCCTTGGTGACCTGAATAAGAGCATGGACGGAATGACATCAGCGGAGAAGTCCAACATCATCGGCACGATCTTTAACAAGACGGACCTGTCTTCCGTAAATGCACTGCTTGCCAATACAGGAAGCACATGGGATGACCTACAGCAGAAGATCACTGCCAGCGGTGGTGCTGCACAGCAGATGGCAGATACACAGCTTGATAACTTACAGGGACAGATCACTATCTTAAAATCCGCATTGGAAGGCTTGGCGATATCTTTTGGGGAACTTCTAATGCCGGCCATCAAACAGATCGTGGGATGGGTGCAGAAATTTGTGGACTGGTTGAATGGACTGAGTGAGGGTACGAAGAAGACGGTTGTTACGATAGCTCTTCTGGCGGCAGCACTTGGTCCCGTGCTTATCGTGATTGGAAAGGTCATATCCGCAGTCGGTACGATCATGACGGTTGTACCGAAGCTTGCCGGAGTCATCAATACGGTGAAGGGGGCTTTTGCAGCACTGAATACAATGATGCTCGCAAATCCAATCGTACTTATTATCGCAGCCATTGCAGCTCTTGTGGCTGCTTTTATTTATCTCTGGAATAACTGTGACGGGTTCCGCCAGTTCTGGATCGACCTCTGGGAGAACGTAAAACAGGTTGCAATTACGGTATGGAATGCAATCAAGGAATTCTTCTCACAGGTGTGGGAAGCCATCAAGACTATCTTCTCGACTGTGTTTGAAGTGATAAAGACCCTGGTAACGACTTATTTCAATCTGTATAAGACCATCATCCAGACGGTTTTCAATGTGATAAAGACGGTCATCACGACCATCTGGGAAGCCATCAAGGGTGTATTTACTACAGCTTTTAATGTGATAAAAACACTGGTGACAACGTATTTCAATATCTACAAAACGATTATTCAGACAATCCTGACCATTATCCAGACTGTCATTACAACGATATGGAATACGATAAAAACAGTCATTACTACTGTACTGAATGCAATAAAGACGATTTTTTCCACGGTATGGAATGCCATCAAGACCATCATCAGTGCCGTGGTAAGCGGGATCAAGGGACTGGTTACAGGGGATTTTACTGCGGTCAAGAACTCCATTACCACCATCATGAATACGATTAAGAGTACGATCACCACCATATGGAATACCATAAGGTCGACCATTTCAACGGTGCTTGGTGCAATCAAGGGTGCGGTCGCATCCGTATTCAATGGAATCGTAAATGCGGTGAAAGGTGCGATGGGAAATGTCCTGAATGCAGTAAAGACAGGTTTTTCCAATGTGAAAAACCATATCACGGGGCTTGCTTCACAGGCATTTACCTGGGGTAAGGATCTGGTCATGGGAATCGTAAACGGAATCAAGAGCTGTATCGGTGCAGTCGGGGATGCCGTTAAGGGTGTGGCAGACAAGATCAAGTCATTCCTTCACTTCTCCGTGCCGGATGAAGGCCCGCTGACGGATTATGAATCATGGATGCCTGACTTTATGGGAGGTCTTGCCAAGGGTATCGAAAAGAGCCGGGGCATGATCCAAAAGGCGGTAAGTGGTGTATCTTCCGATATGGTAGTCAGTCCGAAGGTCAGCAGCATGGAAAGCATGACGGGAACAGGAACGGCAGCACAGCCGGAAGGCATTTCCGGGATGCTTTCTGCAATTACTTCTGCAATCGAGAATATCAAACCGGACAGCGGTGACATCGTCATTCCTGTGTACCTTGGCGGTACGATACTTGATGAGGTTATTGTTTCGGCACAGCAGAGGGCGAACTTAAGAAGCGGGGGCAGATAAAAATGGCATATATACAATATCTTGTTTTTAATGAGAAGCCTCTGCCTCTGCCGGATTCCTACGATATCGGACTGTCAGATGTCGAAGCGGACTCCGGTGGTGAAACAGAGGCGGGAACCACACAGAGGGATGTAGTAAGGACGGGAGTGGCTGACATTTCCGTCTCTTTTTCCGTGTCCCCGAAGTGGCTTAAACTGCTGACGGCATATTCCAAGATGCCGAAGATAGTAGTGAAATATTTTGACACGGAAACACTGGAACTGAAAGATTCAGAAATGTATATCAGCGGCTTTAAAGCACAGCTAAAAAAAGATACATCTTATAAAGGTCTGTGGATAGTAAGTTTTACGTTGAAAGAATATTGATGGAGGTGGTGTGATGTACCCTGTATCAGAAGCCTATAAGAAGGCAATTGAAGGCAACACAAGAAAATATTACTGGACAGGTACCATCACGGCGAAGAATGGAAAGACCTATGAATTTAGTAATGAAAATATTGTAAAAGGAAGTGGATATATTACCAGACAGTGTTGCGGAAGTTCTGAAATTGAACTTGGAACGGTATATTCTGCAGAGCTTGGAATTAGTCTGTTTTATGATATAGACAGATATACATTGGACAATGCGGAAATCATGATGTGGTTTCATCTGATTCTGCCTGATGGAAGTGCAGAGTCGATCCCAATGGGGATATTTTATGTGGCAGAGGCAAATAGGAAGGTCAAAACGATTGAATTGAAGGCCTATGATGCAATGCTGAATCTGGAAAAGAAATTTAATAAAGGTTTATCCAGTGCGATGCCGTATGAATTTCTTACGCTGCTTTCAAAATCCTGTCATGTGGAACTGGCACAGACGAAAGAAGAAATAGAAACACTGACAAATGGAACAGAGCTTTTCGGTATCTATCAGGAAAATGACATCGAATCCTGGAGAGATTTTCTTTATTATCTGGCACAGTCACTTGGTTGTTTTGCTACCATAGACCGATATGGAAAGCTTTTTCTGGTATCGTATGGGGCAGCGGAAATAAAAAGTATAGATAGCAGACAACGATTCAGCAGCTCTTTTTCTGATTTTGTTACCAGATACACAGCAGTAAGTTCCACAAATAAGAAGACGGAGACGGCTGAATATTATGCAAAGAAAATGGATGACGGGCTTACTATGAATCTGGGGGTAAATCCGCTTTTGCAGTTTGGTTTGAAAGAAACCAGAAAGAGAGTTATCAATGCAATTCTGGATGCCATTGCGGTTGTGGAGTATGTGCCGTTTGATTCCGATACTATTGGTGACCCGGCACTTGATCTTGGCGACGTGCTTAAATTTACTGGCGGTCATGCTGATGAAACAAAAAGAGCAGCCATCACATTCATAAATACAAAAATAAATGGAAAACAGACCGTGAAGTGTGTAGGAAAGAATCCGAAGCTTGCGGAGGCAAAAAGCAAAAATGATAAGAATATCAGCGGTCTTATCAGTTCCATCAGTGAAAATAAGCTAAGTGTATATACTTTTGCAAATGCGTTGGCACTGGAAATAGGGGGAGAGAAGGTATCTATCATAAATATGGAGTTTGCTTCTGGAGATGAAACAAATGCAGAATTTCATGCAGAAGCAATCATCAAAATCGATAGTGATCCATATATAAGAAAATTGATTGCGGAAGCTGATATTGATTTCGGAACAACCAATGGAGACACAGAACAAAGCAAAAAGGTGTTTACTATTCCAATTTCATGGGATGAGGATGGAAAAACCGGGCTTACCGTGTTTTATGTACTGGATGGACATGAAGTGGAAGAATTTCATCCAAAGGAAACATGGTTTAGCGGAAACCATCTGCTTAATCTTTATTATCCGCTTATAGAACTTGAAGCGAATCAGCTTCATACCTTTGAAGTGTTGGTTTCACTAACAAATGGAAGCGGGAGTATAGAGGCACAGAATATTATGGCCACTATAACTGGACAGGGTCTTGGGGTACAGGAACGTTGGGATGGACGTATTACTGCAGAAGAAACAATGAACAGGATTGTCCTTTCTGGTATGCATCCGCATGCGTTTGAAGAACAGTTAAAAACAAAGACGGATATTCCAAAATGCACAGGCATAAGTGATTCGTTTGCATCTATTATGATGACTGGAATGCCGTTACGCACAGTGAGAGAAAATCTGAAGCTGTTTTACCCGATTGTACATGATGTGATAGAGATTACCGACAAGAAAAAGATGATATATAACACAAAATATGTGTCGGATGAGGAAACATTCTCACTGAGAAAGGAATATGAATTGTCTGGAAAAACAGATATGCGGATTAATCGTGGCCGTATGTTAAAACTGGTGATTCCGACAGCTGAATTTTCAAGTCTTACGGCGCTGACGATACTGCCATTTGATACTTTGCCGTTTGTGAATATGAAAGATTTATATGCATCCGAAATACCTATGACAGATTATACAGAACTTATGGACGGAATGGCAGTAATGAAAAAGTCCTATGAACTGCGTATTATGGGAGAAGACAGAAATGTGAATAGAGGACGCCTTGTAGCATTTAATTTAGAGCTTTCTAATATGGATACGGCAGAGAATTTGGAGGTGGAAAATGATTGATTACGGAACAGTGGATGACATTTTAAGTACGACACAAAATATGACAGTGCTGAGAAATAACTCCTTACAGGATGACGGCACGGATACTGTGGAAGGTGTAGAGTGGTTTCGATATAAGGGGAAGGTCGCTTCAACTCTATACGTAAGCGGTAATTCATGGATTGGGTTTGGCGAAAATGCAGAGCATTTGAAGATTGTACGCAGAGACACGGATCTCATGACACTTCGAAGAGAGGAGGGAACGCTATGGGGAACATACCGCTTCTTGCGTATCCGTTGGGAGGGATATTCTGTACATGGAAACCGGAACGATGCTACACGCATGATATGGGATGCAATTCTTTTTGATACGGGTGAGATATGTGTGCGCTTTGATACGATTCCGACAAATAGCAGCTATCTTGCAGAATCAAGTCTTGTGGCAGGGAATGGCATAGTGGCGTTTACGGCAATTACAGGCAGGGTTATTTCTTTCCGACCTAAAGATGATAACGGAACAGAATTTGAATATGTGGATCATGCTCCAGTATTTCTGGATCCTTATAACCGCAGATATTTGGTTACGGATGCAGAGGGGACAGTGTACACAGTTGGAGAAACTGAGCTTTCTGTACTTGAGGACACAGAGCTTACTGCAGAATTATTTGAAACTTATGGGGTACAGGATATTCCGGATGGAAAACTGCTTCTTACGCTTAAGGATCCTACCATTCTATACTGGCATGATTCGGAAAATCGTTTCCCGGATATGAAGGTGACTTATAGTGGTGTTCCGATTCCACAGGTGTTATATTCAGAAAATATTGATATGTCGGATTCAACGATTCTTGGCATTGAGAAGGTAACAGCAGATTGTGCAGATACAACGCTTTTTGCGGTTTCCTTTGACAATGGAGAGAGCTGGTGGAGCTGTGTGAACTCTGAGTGGATGAGAATGTCAGAGGAAAAATCCGGCATGTCAAAGTCTGCTCTTGAAGCAATTAGTGTGGATTCGTGGGCAGAGAAGGCCACGACTGGACAGATAAAATATCGTTTTATTATAAGTGGAGCAGACGGATATTTGAAATCAATTACTACAGATTATCTGAATACGGAGGAATAAGAATGTTGATAGGAAAAAGTGTAATTGAATTGACTGATGTCCATACCGGACAGGTCGAAAAATATGAGGACAGTAACTTGGTTACCGAAGTGGTAAGTGATGTCTTGAATGCCAATATTATGGGGGTATTATATGACAGCACTGCATTTAACAATGCCAATGGTGAAAATTGGATGCTGCCACTTAATAAAAATATTATGGGAGGTATTCTGTTATATCAAAATGAGATTGAAGAAAGAGAAGATAACATCTATGCTCCGCTTACAAATCCGCTGATCGGTTATGCTTCAGATGATGCCAATAATACAACGGACATTCGACGTGGAAGCAGGAACTTAACAGAGAGCAAGGTGATAGACGGAGGATACCGGTTTGTATGGGATTTTGCTACATCCCAGGCCAATGGAACGATTTCTGCTATCTGCCTCTCTAATACACTGGCAGGGAAAGGGACGCAGTTTTCTAATAATTACATGGTTCGGCTTGGGTCTTATTCCTGTGAACGAAATGTGTATGCAACAGAAGCATACAGGGACAATAAACGTATCTTCGTGAAAGAAGGTTATCGTTTGGAAATGACCACTTACTACAATTCTACGCAAGCAGTTCTGCGTAAATATAAGGATGACTTTATTCATGCAAGTTTGACAGAGCGGCCTCTTATGAGGGTTGTACTGGAACCTGAGAATGAGATATCCATAGAACTTGGACATTATCCGCTGTATACGCATTATACGGGTGGAAGTAAGGATGGAACAGAAGCACCGTACAGTTCTAGCACGGATGTAAGAAATTATCTGTTCCATGGCGCTGATGGAAAGTGGTACGGCATTGTACGAAGGGACAACCAGACTTTTGATCGAGTCAGCAGCAGTAGAGAATATTACAATCACATCGGATATGAATGGTTTATGGATACAGTTGATAATGGAAAATGTACTACACAAAAAATTGTGCCACCAAGCGGCATAAGCGAATTCTACAGTATCGGCATGAGTGGGAAATGGCTGATGTGCTATACAGGAAATAAATTGTACCGTATCGATACAACCAATGTGGCAAATATTGAACTTGTGCCGGATTTTGAATATGTAAGTTCAACAAATCTGACGTATATTATAGATGATGATATGGTGATTAATGGTTGGTATTTCTATGAGGGAGAACCAAAACTGTATCTGAGAGAAACAGCCGATGCAAGTTATAATGCCTGGGGAAGAGGACAGATGGCACGATATAAGACCTTTGCAGTAAGAGAATGGATGTATAGGTATTCGGATTATATTTTGACTAAAGATGTATATCTCTATACGCCGTATCTTGCAACCATTAATAACCTGGACACTCCAGTCATTAAGACTGCAGATAAGACCATGAAAATCACGTATACCATTACAGAAGAATGAAAAATAATCAGGAATCAGGCAGTTATCCATTGTGGGTAGCTGCTTTTTTCATATAAAAAATCAAAGGAGGATAAGACAATGAAGGAATTCTGGAACGCAGTACAGTTTGTATTCACGGCAGTTGGAGGATGGCTTGGATACTTTTTGGGAGGATGTGACGGTCTGCTTTTCGCGCTGCTTGCATTTGTGGTCATCGACTACATCACGGGAGTCATGTGTGCAATCAGCAATCAAAAGCTATCCAGTGCAGTCGGTTTTAAGGGAATCTGCCGTAAGGTGCTGATTTTCCTTATGGTCGGCATCGCAAACATTCTTGATGTATATGTCATCGG